AATAAATCTTGCCCTGGTGACTGGCTCTATAACAGGCTCGGCAATCTTGCAGACGAAGTAACCGCACAACTCGGCGGTAAAACATCAAATAAGGAGAATGAGGAAATGATTAAATACGGTTCACACAACACAGCAATACTCGCATTTAAGAAGCAGTTGATTACATTGTACAACATGAAAATCATCAAGACTAAGGTCGATAACTCGAACGGTTTCGGTGACGGCACTTTGAAAGCTGTAAAAGAGGCACAGAGAGCAGGTAAAGTCACAGTTGACGGTATCGTTGGCGAGAAGACCATCAATGCTATCTATCATCTTATCAATGATTGCAATTGGGCTAAAGATAAAAAAATTGCCAATGCAAAAAAGGCACTGTCATAATTGACAGATGCCCAAAGATGCTGTATAATATGAAACACGGAAGTTTGTTTTTTTAATTTCTACTGTGGTAGATTAGTTTTTTTATCCTTTCTTCCGTAAAGATGACCTCGTTTATGTCATAGTGTGCGAGGTCATCTTGCTTAACTATCAACACGCAAAAACTGCGTGCTGTTTAAATTGTTGTCATAATTTCCTATATATTTACTATCTATGCAGGAAAGGCACACCATAAACGGTGTGCCTTTTTTGTTTTTTTATGACTGTTCTGCGATTTGCAGAAGTTTTTCAATAACTAACTTTTTAACATAAATCGGTGGGTTATGTTTTCCCGACTCCCAATCTTGTACCGTACGATACGGAATAAGTAACAAATCCGTCATTGCTCGCTGTGTTAATCCTGCCTTAATGCGTGCCTCTTTAATTGTCATCGACCTTATCAACTCCTTTCATGTAACCATCAATCCACACTACCTGTCCTGTTTGGTATCTTCTGAAATGTCCTCGAACCTGAAACACACCTTCGGGATTGTGACCGTCTGACCGTCCGCATTACCCGACCCGAAGGTCGGTCACTCTGCGATTAAGCGATAATTTCAATGCCCCTTACATCGGAAAAAGTTACATTTGGATTCTTCGTGCCAAGCGTGTATTCATCACTTTCATCATCTTTAAATATTACTTCTGCAAGACCAATACACTCATTAAATTCGTTGTAAGTGGCGACCACCTCATATATTCCGCTTCCATCTTCGAGCCACGCTCCTTTTTTAAGATTCTCGAAGTCATTAAATGTTCTAATTCTCATAGTGTTTGCTCCTTTTTTTGTCTGTGGGTGTTGCCCTCTGTTGTGCCTTTATAATAGCACGAATTTCGTGCCTTGTCAATAGTTTTTTTGAATTTTTTTGAAAAAATATTTATTCGCTGTCCGTTCGCTGACCGTTCGCCGTGTGCGGTTAGCGAATTTTTTTTTGCTTATATAGTATTTAATTTAAACATTATAGTGCAAAAGAGGTGTGACAATGTCATCAAATAAATATCCGTGGGACGAAATAGAGCAAGAGTACATCAACGGTTTGGAACAGTTTGAAATCCGCAAAAAATATGGTATGGCAGAGTCAACCCTGCGTAGGCATATAGATGAGTACGGTCTGCGTGAGAAAAGACAAAAAATGACACAAAATGTCTACAAAAAAGCTACAGAACAGATTGAAAAACAAAAAGTCAACAAAATGACGAAACTTATTAAAGCCTCAGACAAAATGGATGACTTAATCCTTGATTTCTTGAGAAAAGAGGGCGATGAGTCAAACGGCTATGATGTCATTCCACCGATGCAGACTAAAGACCTGCAGAGCCTGTCAAGAGCGTTGAAAGATGCCGTGGAAGTCAAACAGAATCTACACGGCATTATCGGTAGACTTGAGGCTGAACGGCTTGCCCTTGAGCGTGAACGGCTTGCTCTTGAGCGTGAGAGGCTCAAAGCACAGCAGGACAAGGACAACATAGAGCCGACTATGTTCGCTCTCTCAGATGAGGCAGAGAGGTACGCAGAATGACAAAGATTAACTATTTAGGTGTACCAAATGACAAGCAAAGACAATTCTTGCTTGCAAAGCAGAAATATGTTGCGTATGGCGGTGCAAGAGGCGGAGGAAAGTCCTTTGCTGTGCGAATGAAAGCCAAATTACTGTGTGCGAGGTACGCAGGAATTAAGATACTTATCGTCCGTAGGACTTACCCTGAATTGCTCAACAATCACATTAACACGCTAAGAGCAGAACTGGCAGGAATTGCCCGATACAACACGCAAGACAAGATTTTTACATTTCCGAACGGCTCAACGATAAAATTTGGCTATTGTAAGAATGATGCTGACTTGCAACAGTATCAGGGAGCTGAATTCGATGTAATCTTCATTGATGAGGCTTGTTTACTCTCTGAACATCAAATCAAAGCTATTACGGCTTGTTTGCGTGGTGTCAACGATTACCCGAAAAGAATTTATTACACTCTCAACCCAGGCGGTCAGAGTCACGGTTATTTTAAACGGTTGTTCATTGACCGCAAATTCGGTCAGTATGAGCAAGCTGACGATTACTGCTTTATACAGTCGCTTGTGACGGATAATAAGGCTCTTATGGAGAGTCAGCCTGAATACATACAACAGCTTGAGGCATTGCCCCCAAAACTTCGTGATGCTTGGCTATACGGTAGGTGGGATGTCTTCGAGGGTATGTTCTTTGAAGATTTCCGCACAGAGGTTGATGTTGCAGAGGCTCACAAGCTCGGTCTTTCTCCTGAGGATGCTCTCAAATACGGCAGATACACAAATGTGATAGAGCCGTTCGATATTCCGCAAGAATGGCGAGTATATCGAGCATATGACTTTGGTTACGGTAAACCATTCGCAATGCTGTACATAGCTGTAGACTATGACGGAAGAGCGTATGTTATTGACGAGTATTACGGATGCACCGCAACACCGAACGAAGGTGTCAAGTGGCAACCATATAAGCAGTTTGAAATGCTGTCAGAATACGAACATACACAGCCACAGCTTGCAGGTCGGGATATTCAAGGAGTGGCAGACCCAGCAATTTGGGACGGCTCACGAGGCGAGTCGGTCAACGATGTTGCAGAAAAGTACGGCATTTACTTCGACAAAGGACAAAATGACCGTGTTGCAGGGTGGATGCAGATGCATTACCGTTTTGCATTTGATGAGGTCGGCAAGCCGATGCTTTATGTGTTCAGTAATTGCAAACACACTATAAGGACTCTGCCTTTGTTGATGTTCGATGAAACAAAAAAAGAGGACTTGGACACAAGCCAAGAAGACCACATTGCTGACGCGTTGCGATATTGGTGTATGTCCAGACCGATAGCTCCTGCACGCAAAGTTGAACCGAAGATACCACAGCCGAATCCGCTGTCGGAAGATAACGAAAGGAAGAACTATTTATGGCATTAAGACGAAAAAAAAGACGAGAAGAAAAGGAACGCAGACAGGCAGAACAGCAGACAGAACTGCAGAGAACGCAGTCTGCTCCCGATAACCGCATTTTGTGGACTCAGGACGAACGGAATCAGCTTGAACATATGCAGAACGGCTCAGAATTGCCACAGGATGACACAACAACAGAACAGACAACGCAGATGTCATCTGATGATAATGCACCTACACAGGGCATTGTAGGTGGTACTACAACAGAGGCAAAAGCCGTGTTGAATCCTGTGATAACTGAGCGTACAGTCTTACAGGCATATGACCGATTAATTCGGTACAAAACCTACAAGACAAGCCTTGACAGACGAATCAAAGCAAATGAAGATTACTGGAAACTCCGTCAATGGGATTACTACGACCACAACAGCAACAAGAAAAAAGGTGACAATGAAGTCGCAACAGCTTGGCTGTGGAACTGCATTGCATCAAAGCACGCTGACTTGATGGACGGTTATCCTGAATCAAACATCAGACCTAAGCGTGAAGATGATGTGGAAGAGGCTGAAAAGCTCAAGAGCATCCTGCCTGTTATCTTTGAGGAGAATGACTACGAAAACACATATTCAGAACTTGCCAACTACATACTCAAGCAGGGAGTTTGTTGTGCAGGAGTCTTTTGGGATGGTACTAAGCACGATGGACTCGGTGACATATCGGTTGAAAAGATTGACATACTCAATCTGTTTTGGGAGTCAGGTGTGACCGATATACAGGACAGCAAAGAAGTATTCCATACCTCTCTTGTGGATAATGAATCGCTTGTCAAGCAATATCCACAGCTTGAAGGCAAACTCAACAGCCACAAGGTTATATCAGACCAATATCGTACAGATGATGCCATTGATACAGACGGTAAGACAACCGTTGTAGATTGGTTCTACAAGCAGTCGGACAGCAACGGCAATCAGGTCTTGCATTACTGCAAGTTTGTAGAGGGTACTGTACTCTTTGCAACCGAAAATGATGCCGAAAACTATCCGAATGGTTGGTATGACCACGGACTCTATCCCTTTGTTGTTACTCCGTTATTCCCTGTTGAGGGCAGTATTGCAGGATATGGCTATACCGACATTGGCAGAGGTGACCAACACGCTATTGATGTATTGACACAGGCTATGCTTACCAATGCGAGAGTAACAAGCAAGCCGAGATATTTCATCAAGACCAACGGAGCGGTCAACGAGGCTGAATTCGCTGATTGGAACAAAGACTTTGTACACACAACAAGTAGTTTAAACGATGACTCAATCATGCCGATTACAACCTCACCAGTACCGACATTCGTTGTCAATATGCGAGAAAACCTCATTGCTGAGATGAAGGAAACACTCGGCAACCGTGATGTGAACAATGGCGGTAGCACTTCGGGAGTCACCGCCGCATCGGCAATTGCGACAATGCAGGAGCAGAGCGGTAAGATGAGCCGTACTCATAACAAGATTATGTACACGATGCACCGCAAGATTACGAATATGGTCATCGAATTAATCCGTCAGTTTTACGATGTACTCAGAGAGTACCGCATCACAGGCAAGTACGGACAAGAAAAATTCGTACAGTACAACAACGCAGGACTCAAACCGCAGAAACAACCGAGCATTCTCGGCAGAGATATGGGACTCAGACTGCCTTGCTTTGATATAGAAGTAACCGCACAAAAAGCCTCACCATACACGAAAATGGAGCAAAACGAACTTGCGATACAGTTGTACAACCTCGGTGTGTTCTCTTCTCAGAATGTAGATATGTCATTAATGCTGTTACAGACTATGGATTTCGCTCATAAGGATGAAATCATACAGATGATAATGCAAAACGGCACAATGTTTGATAAGTATCAGCAGTTACAAAAGATTGCGTTCAACCTTGCACAGCAGGTAGATATGCAGAATGGCACGCAGATGGCTGAACAGCTTGCACAGGCGATTCTCGTTGAAAATGGAAATAATTCCGAAGAGCCGAGCGGTAATCTCTCTGTTGATGGCATTACAACAGACGATACATCCGAAAGGTCATTCATGACGAATGCAAGGGAAAAAGCACAGGCATCAACTCAGGTTAATCAGTAAGGAGAATACTATATATGCTCAAAGTTAAAGTTGACATTAAAAATTACACCGTAACAATGAGAGGTCACGCAGACTTTGCTGAAAACGGCAAGGACATTGTATGTGCAGGGGCATCAACGCTCTTGTACACACTTGCAAACACGCTTGAAGAATTCCGCACAGCTATGACAGAATCACCGTCATTTACTATCAGCGGTGAGGGTGAGAAACAGCGTGTTACATACAGGTGCAAACCTGATGAGGCATATGAGCCAAATGTGCAGTTAGTTTTTATGACTGTTACAACAGGCTTTAATCTGCTTGCTGAAAACTATCCCGATAACATCAAGCTGACCGTTATCTGATTCCCTCCCAACTCTCTCCCAAGGTTTCTAAGCACCCATAATTGGGTGCTTTTTTTATGCTCAAAATAACATTTTGCTGATGACCGCAAAATGTTCAATTCGTAAAAATGGGGTTTTTTACGAATTGCAAAATTTTTTATCGTTTTGAAATTGATGGTTTGAGGTGTTTTATTCTGCAATGATAAATTGAGAACATAGGCTCGTGACCTTAACCACAGACTTTTTATGGAAGGAGATAGCAATGGTTAAGACTATCTCAACAGCCGTTGTTACTGAACTTATGTTCCGTTGTTTCAACATTCAGCTTTTCGCTGACGGTGGCGGTGGTGCATCTGCAGGTGCATCCGCAGGAGCAGGAACAGGTGAAGGCTCAACAGGCATTGCAGGAGAAACAACAAACACATCGTTCCCTGCCGATGGCAAAGGCTCTGCACCGAAGATTGTTTACGGTAAGCAGAGTGAAAGCAACACCGAAGTCGGTGCTGTTCCCGAAGAAAAGCCGAAAATGACTTTTGCCGAACTCGTCAAGTCTGACGAGTGGAAAGACGATGCCCAGAAGTATATGGACAAAGCCTTTTCAAAGAGATTCAAGGAGCAGGAGTCGCTCAAAGCTGAAAACGCAAGAATGCGTGACATCCTCAACATAGCTAATGTCAGATACGGACTCGATTCCGCATCAGACAGTTTCCTTGATGACCTCAGCAACAGTATTCAGAACGATACGAAACTGTATGAAGATGAGGCACTTGAGGCAGGATTGCCTGTTGAGGAATATGTCAAGGTAAAGAAAGCAGAGAGAATTCTTGAAAACAACAAGCGTGAACAGGCAGACAGAGAAAGACAGGCATTCATTAACGAACATTGCAAGAACCTTGTGAGTCAGTCGGATGCAATGAGAGAACAGTTTCCGTCTTTCGACCTTGAAACAGAGATGAGTAATCCTCAGTTTCGCAAGCTCGTTGACCCGCAAGAGTTAGGCGGTATCGGTCTTTCAGTAGACAACGCTTACCGTGTGATTCATTACAAGGATATTCTCAATGCTACAGTAAACAATGCGGTCAATCAGACAGCTATCAATACTGCAAATGCAGTTAAAGCTAACAAAGAAAGACCGAGGGAAAACGGTATGAATCACCGTGCATCCGTCATTGTGAAGGATGACCCGTCACAGTTTACTCTTGATGATTTCAAACGCATCAAGGAACAGTTTATTAGGACTGGTGTTGCTCCCAAATTCTAACTTTAAAGGAGCATTATTATGTCTAATATTATGTACAATCTTATTCTCCAGCTTTTCGCTGACGAAACCACATTAAACGCAAACAAAACATCCGCAAGTGGAATGTCCCCGACAATGAAGACATTCTACGATACTTCTCTTCTTGAGAATGCAAGGGCAGAACTTATCTTCAATCAGTTCGGTGATAAGCAGAAGATTCACGGGAATAAATGTGAATGGAGAAAATTCAACACATTCCCGAAGGCTCTTACACCGATTACCGAAGGTGTTACACCGACAGGACAGGCTTTCGGTATGACGAAGATTGAAGGCACAACATCACAGCACGGTGATTACACCACAATCACAGACAGACTTGAATATGAGGCATATGACCCGATTATTCAGGGCTGTACTGAGGAAATGGGTGCGTCGGCAGGTGCGACTATGGACACTCTCACCAGAAATGTCCTCATTGCAGGTAACTCTGTTATGTACTGCCCGAAGAAGGACGGTACAGTAATCTCAACAAGAGATACACTCACAGCAGATTGTGTTCTCACTCCTGCGGTCGTTAAAAAGGCTGTTACTTGGCTCAAGAAGAACAAAGCACCGAAGATTAACGGTAGCTATGTATGTCTTATCCATCCCTCCGTCGCTCATGACCTTACAGAGTCTGACGAGTGGAAAGAGTACCACAAGTACAATGACACAGCTCCTATCTTCAAGGGTGAAATCGGCGAACTTCACGGTTGCCGTTTCGTTGAGTCAACAGAGTGCAAGATTCACGCACACAACAAACTCGGCATCGCTACATATGACACACTTTTTCTCGGTGCAAAGGCTTTTGGCATTATTGAGCCTGAGAACGAGTCAATGCATATGATTATTAAGGACAAGTCGGAAATCGGCGGTCCTCTCGAACTTTACAGCACAGTAGGCTACAAATTTAGTCACGGTGCTAAGATTCTTTATGAGGAGAGAATCCTCCGTGTCGAGTCAGGTTCTTCTTACTCATCTGTTGACGAAGAAAACTGATAAGGAGATTATCTATGGCTACAAATTCAAATAAGAATGCAGGTCTTACAGGCAAGAAGGTTACTGTTATTCTTCCCCGTGACCCTCAGATTGAAGGTGACGGAGCAGAACAGGAATTCTTCTCGGTCAACGGTCACAATATTCTTGTGCAGACCGATGTACCTGTCGAAGTAGATGAAATCTTTGCTGAGGTTATCAATAACAAAGCAAAGGCTCGCACACAGGCGAGGGAATTCATCAAGAAAATGGCATTCAAAGACAGCAAGCCGATGGCTTGATTATGAGATTAAGAGGCGGTTTTTCCGCCTCTTTTTTGTTTTAAAAGGAGATGAAAATATGGACTACATTACAATAGCTGATGCAATTGATATGATTGATGCAACAGTACCAAACAACCGCACGGAAGATGAAAAGATTGCTTGGCTTGACTCTCTCGACAGAATGGTCAAGAACGAAGTCTTTGACACGCACGAAGGCTACGAGGATACAGACTTCATCGGATATGACGAGAACACATCACGCAATCAGCCGTTACTGATTCCAAAACCGTATGCAGTAGAGATTTACAAAGCATTTCTTGAACTCCAAATACACCTTGTCAACAAGGAGTATGACAGATACAACGCATCATCTGCACAGTACAGCAACCATTATGACTCTTTTGTCAATTGGTGGCATTGCAACCATATGCCCAAAGAGATTGCTCACATTACATTTTAGGCGGTGATATTATGGCTTTTAATTTTCCACAGCTTGATTCATCCTCTGCACAGCGAGAGTATCAGGAACAGTTTGCAGGATATAACCACAACATCCGCATCGGTGACACGGAGTTTTATGATATGCAGAATATGACAGGCAATTACTATCCTGTGTTGTCACCGAGAGATAAGAGAGGCATTGTGCAACAGTTTACCAAACCCAAATGTATGGCAAGCCGTGATAACCTCTGCTACATTGACGGTATGTATTTATATATCAATGGTGAAAAGGTTGACCATATTACTTTGACGGACACAGATAAAACAATGGTGTCGATGGGTGCATACCTCGTTATTTTTCCTGACAAGGTCTTCATTAATACGGAAGATACATCCGACTGGGGATATCTTGATAACACTATTGAAATAGCAACAGAGGTCAACAATGTTGTGTTTACAATGTGTACGCAAGATGGCACTAAGTATCAGTATCAAAACCCAAAAGGTGAAAACTATGTCTATGTAGGTGATGAGTCACCTAATGTCGGTGAGAAGGAAACAGTCGCAAACGGATATAAATGGCTTGATACAAGCGGTGACACGCACTACTTGAAGGTATGGAACTCAAACACACGGATGTGGTCATCTCTTTCAACAACCTATGTGCGTATTGAGTCAACAGGCATTGGTAAAGGTTTCAAGGAAGGTGATGCTGTAACAATCAGCGGTTGTGACTCCTCTTCGGGTAGCGACAAAATCAAAGAACAGATTGATACTCTTAACACATCAATGCTTATCAAGTCTATTGACGAAAAGGAAAACTGGATTGTAGTTACTGCAATACTTGACAATGTTGTCACTCAGTCTACAGGTACGGTCAAGCTTGAGCGTGTTGCTCCAATTATGGATTTCGTTATCGAATCAAATAACCGTCTTTGGGGATGCCGTTACGGTCTTAACAACGAAGGAAAAATCGTCAATGAAATCTATGCTTGCAAGCAGGGTGATTTCAAGAACTGGTTTGTTTATGCAGGTATATCAACAGACTCATATGCCGTTTCCGTTGGCTCTGACGGTGTGTGGACAGGTGCAATTGCTTACGGTAATTATTTACTATTCTTCAAAGAAAATTGCATACACAAGGTTTACGGCTCAATGCCGAGCAATTATCAGGTCATCGAGCAGAAAGTAAGAGGTGTTCAGAAGGGTTCATCTAAGAGCCTTTGCATACTCAATGAAACTCTGTTCTATAAATCCGCAACAGATGTCTGCTACTATGACGGTTCATTGCCGACAAGCATATCAAATCCTCTCGGTGCGGTTAGCTATAGTAACGCTGTCAGCGGTAGTATTGGGAATAGATATTATATCTGTATGCAGGACACAAGCGGTGTATGGACTCTCTTCGTTTATGACATCACAACAGGAATGTGGCACAAGGAAGATAACATTCACATCAAAGAGTTTTGCAAGGTTAAAACAGACCTTTACTTCATTGATGCCGACAGTTATCAGCTTATGACCACAACAGGCAGAGGCACGGCAGAAGATGACTTTGAATGGTATGCAGAAACAGGCTCTATAGGCTATTCTTACTCAGATAACAAGTATGTGGGCAGAATGTTACTCAGAGTGCAAAAACCGATTACAAGCCAAATCAGAGTGCGTATTCGCTATGATGACTCAGAGCATTGGGAAACAGTTTCATCGATTGGCGGTCACGGCACGAAATCGTATAGCATACCTGTCCTACCTCGCAGATGTGACCATTTTGCAATTCGTATCGAAGGAAAAGGTACTTGCAAGATTTATTCGATTTCAAAGGTATTGGAGATTGGAAGTGATGTTTAGTGAATTTTATTGATTTACCAAATATTGGCAACGGTACAGCCGAAGAACAGTTAGCACAAATACGCAGTTACATATACCGTAATAATGAACAGTTAAACGCAACACTTGCCAATCTTTCAGTCGATAAGATGTGGGAGCAGACAGCATCGGCTCTGTCTGCATCCAATGGCGATATCGTAGAGGTCAACAAAGACCTTATGAGCCGTTATGCTACCATCCGTGACCTTGTCATTAAAACGGCAGATGTTGTGATACAGTCAGACGAAAAATTCACATCGCAGATGAACGGTAATTATGTTGCTATATCTGACTTTGGCAAATACCTTCGTGACACAACGCTCGATATATCGGGAAGTAGTGTAGGAATTGAATATTTATATAATTATGCATCACAGCTTGAAACAGACCTTGATAATTACAAAGTCAATCAGACTTCGTATATCAAGCAAGGTTTACTTGATGAGAGCGGAGCAAGTCCGATATACGGTGTTGAAGTTGGTTTGCTCTCGGATTCCTTCGAGTACAACGGCAAGGTTATCGATACACGGTCGAACCTCAAGACAAGAATTACACCAACTGAGATGTCTTGGTGGGCAGAAAACAAAAAGCTTTTTTATCTCGATAAAGACTCAGTATATTTCCCTTACGCAAAAATAACTGGCGGTAGTATCAACATCGGTAACGGTACATTTACTGTTGACAATTTCGGTAATATCAATGCAACATCTGGTACAATCGGTGGATTGGATATTACCGCTCTAACAGATATGGCAATGGGTATTGATATCCGCCCGAACGCTACGCTTGTCAGAAAGACAGCTACAGAAGGATTCAGCGTACCGAATATCTCTGTAACGCTATCGTCAAGGAATGTTGAGGTTGCATCAACAAGGTGGTACACCTCGAATGACGGTGAAGTGTGGACAGAGTACACTCAAACCGCAATGAAAACAAATATGATAATCTCTTCTGCAACAGCTTTCAAAAATTCATCTGTACTGTATGTTAAAGCCGAGTCAAAAGACTCAGCGGATAAAACATACATAGCTGTTTGTTCAATCGGTTGTGTGTCAGATGGAGAAAACGGTACTTCTATTAAAATTCTCGGCACAGCATATAAAAAGAATGAAGATTATCAAATTGGCATTCCTTATGACTTGTATTTTGACTCTGAGTGTAAAAACATTATCAACAAGACAACAACAACGCTGAATAATGGCGATGCTTACCTTGTAAAAGGTTATTTGTTCGTGTATGACACCAAATACAATGCTTTCGTTTGCACAGGTGAAATCAAAGGTAAAGACGGTAAAAACGGCACAGATGCACAGGCTTATGAAATCTATACTGATGTATCATCGGTCAATAAGAACATTCTCGGTACATCTTGTACACCGTCAACAATAAACATTGAGTTTCGTCAGAACTCAGGCGGTAATACACAGCTTGTAACTGCAAGTGAGATAAGAGTATGGAGAATGAACGGCAACAAATCTGTCTTTTACAAGTCACAGAAAAATACAAATAATTTTTCTCTTTCGCTGTCGGGAGAATTCAACGCATATATAGCAACTTGCACGGCTATCAAAATTGAAGTCGGTTATAACAACAAAGTCTACACAAAGACAATTCCGTTGATTGTATCGGCAGAAGAAATCAAAGCTTGGGCAAAAGTAGAAAACGGTCAGACGGTTATTGACGGTTCAAAAATCTACACAGGCTCTATCACAGCCGAGAAGATAGATATAGCATACCGCAACACGCTCGCAACAGGTGAACAGCTTACAACGGCAATCTCCAATGTTAATAACTCGATTTCAGCTTGGGCAAGTAAAATTGACTCCAACACAACGGATATTGCAAACTTAACGGTTAAATCGAACGAAATCTCATCAACTGTTACGCAAAAAACAAGCACAAGCACTATCCAAAGTATTATCCGACAATCAGCAAATGCGGTTGAATTTGCTTGGAGTGAATCGAAACTTGGTAATGTGATTAAGCTTGAAGACGGTGATATTAACTTTTATTATTTTGGCAAAAAAATGTCGAGTGTATCATTGGACGGACAAGCGTTTTATCGTGACGGTCTTGCAGTCGGCTATATCGGTGCTGGACAATGGATAACATCATCAACCACTAAAGGCTTAGGTATAAGACTTAATGAGGCTTACGGCAAATATATAACATTTGGTTATCAAAATGGCAATGCTTATGATGTACAATTGGCTTTTGCAACCAACAATGCAATTGGAAACGATAACAAAGGTATATTTTGCTACGCTAATCTTTTTGGCGGTAACACATTCAACAGCGGTTGGAGTACAATACGCAGATTCTGGCTGAGAGATGTTTCTGTTGAAATGGGATTGCGTACCAAAGACAATCGAAACGGTCAGCTATACGACACGGTTACAGCAGATATACCGTATATCCGAACAATAAAATCAGGTAGTAACGGCTCAATTACTTGGACATATAGCACACTCAAGGTAGTTAATGGGTTGATTACAAGTTATTAAAAAAGGAGAATTTCTATGGACAAAAACATCACAAAAAGAGCAGGCGAATGCACAACACAAACACCACCAACAGCACCTGAATCAGTATTGATTATGGATTTGCGAAACAAATTATATCAGCTTGCTAACTACCCTCATCTTTCACCGACAATTATTGAAATGGTTTTCGGCGAAGTGTACAAGTCTGTGCAGAACAAGGCATTAACAACTGTACAGGCAGAGTATGAGCTTTACCGCAAGCGAGTCGATGAATTTGAAAAGGAACAGAACCCGAAAGGAGATTAAGGCATATGGCATATGTATATCAGAAATACAACCAGTCGGCTAATGCAACAAATTATCAGAATCGGCAGGATGATGCAACAAACCGATATAACGATTTTGCTCAGACAGGCTACACAACAGGAGCAGGCGGTTTTGGGGGGCAGATAAATTCTGCACAGGCTAAGCTTAATCAGTTATACGGTAACAACAATCTCTCACAGCAGTTTAAGTACGGCAATCAGGGAGCATACAACAAAGCGATGAACGCTGTTGCCAACCGTAAACCATTTTCCTATGACCTCTCAAATGATACGCTTTTTCAACAGGCGAAAGAACAGTACCAGAATATGGGCAAGGTTGCAATGGCTGATACAGTAGGTCAGGCATCTGCGATGACAGGCGGTTACGGCAACAGTTACGCAACAACTGCGGGCTCTCAGGCTTATCAAGGCTATCTGCAACAGCTTAACAATGACATCGGTAATTATTACAGTATGGCATTAAGCGGTTTCAATGCCGAAACAGACAGACTTAATAACATTTACAATATGTACGCTCAGGACAGAAGTCAACAGCAGAATGAGTGGTCTAACAACTGGAATGTTTACAACAATCTGTACGGCTTGTATCAGAGCGAACTGCAGAATGCACAGAGTAATGACCTCAACGCTTGGGGGCAGAAAGGTACAAACCTTTACAACTCCGCTAATCTTGCGACAAATCAGTACGGTACTGCATCAAGCAATGACATCGATACTTGGAAACAGGGTGAAACATTGCGTGCAGAACAGGCACAGCAGGAAGAAATCGAAAGAGCAAACCGTATTGAAGAGGCATACAAGAATGCACAGCTTGCAGAACAAATCAGAGCGAACAAAGCCGAAGAGGCTTACAGACAGTCTGCACTTGCTGAAACAATCCGTAACAACAAAGCAACAGAAAAAATCAATACATACAAAGCCCAAAATTCCTCCTCTTCCAAAAACAAAAACAGCGGTGAAAACTGGTACAATGTCAATGCGAAAGCAACGAGAACAGGCACAACTTCAAACCTTATCAGCGAAATTGACAGCAAAGCCAGAAGCTTGCAGTATTCCAAATACTCAGGTGACTACACTAAAGCCATTAACGATGTTCTTCCCAAATATCTGAATAATGCTTTTGCTAATCATACATTGTCAAGCGGTGAAATCAACTATCTTTCGAGCTACTACGGTGCATCTGACATCGGCAAAGCGTATAAGCGAGCACATAAAACATCAAGCTCAAAAAAATAAGGAGAAAATCTATGAATTACCTTGATTACCTTAAAAAGAAAAAAGATGAAAATGATAATTCCCAGTCGAACACCATGACTGGGAATACCTCTAACGAAAAAAGCGATAGTTTGCTTGATGCAATCAACGGCAAAAACGGTAACAATGATTATCTTGATTATCTCAACAGTCAGCCTGTACTTGGTCAGGAAGAAGAAGAATCACAGGCATTACACGATACGGCTAATGGCGAGGATGTGTTGTCAAGATGGTATGACTCTGCAAGCAATGCAACATCTAAGGCTTATTATGAGAATCAAAACACAGCCTTTGACTCATTAAAAAACAGGGCTGATACAATTTCAAAGTATTATCAGACAGCCGATGCTCTCAAAGGCTCTGCTAAACAATTTTATGATAAATACGGCTATACTGATGACTCATCAGATATGCAGAGTGCTATCTCTGACCTTAACATTGCAGAAGACAATTTCAAAACTAACGCAAAAGAAATTCAAAATGCAATGTCAGATTTTGACACAGAACAGGAATACAAATCTGCTGTTGCACAGGCAGAAGAAGATGCCAAAACTTCTGATGATTTACAGAAGGAATATGACAAGAAGAAAGCCGAGTATGACAGCACTTGGGGAGATTTCAACAAGGAATATGCTGAAATTGGCGGTGGATACAATAACAATCCCTTCACTACGCAGGGCAAAAACGCAAACAAGAAATTGCAGGAACGCACCAATCAAAGAGCCGAACTCGGTGAACTACAGAGAAAAATCGACCAAAAAAAGGAACTTGAAAACGAAAAGAAATACTATACTGATTTCCGCAAGCAAAATCCCGAAGTGGCAAAAACTCTTGATGCTTACTATGATATGCAGTCATATGAAGAGGAACACTCCAAAGATGCATTTGATACATATAACAAGGATGCTTTAAAAGAGAAACTCGAAAAAGGCAAATCACCGACAGACTCCTTATATACCGATGAAGAGAAAAAAGCTATTGAAACTAACTTTAATTCGCTTAAAACTCTCGATGGTTGGAATGTTGACCAAATTTATAAATACTACAAGCGAGCCAAAGACAGAGAAAAAACCGAGAAAGAAAATGAAAATATTAAAGATTTCGCTGATAAGCACCCGATTGCAAGTACGGCTATAAGTACGCTTAATATGATTCCGTCAGCTTTTGAATCCTCACCAAAACAAGTTGCATCCAATATTGATAAATGGACAGGCGGTGACGGATATTATAATCCCGAGGAATCTGCCGTGTACCAAAACAATTTACTGCAACAAAAAGTCGCAAGTAATATAGATAATCCGTTAGGAAGATTGGCTTATCAACAGGGAGTTAGCCTTATTGATAACGCTATTCGTATGGGTATCGCATATGCAAATCCTGCTGTCGGATTATCTATGATGGGTGCAGAAGTAGCAACACAGGGATTTAATGATACTGTTGAAAATGGCGGTTCTGTAGAACAGGCACTTTTCACAGGTCTTACCTACGCAGGTGTCGAGGTGCTTACCGAAGGTGTATCACTTGGTAAACTAAAAGCTTTTAAAAATGGCGGTGTAAAGGAATTCAAGAGCATTTTAAAGAATGCAGGAAAGCAGATTTTGACCGAGGCATCGGAAGAAGTATCTGCAACGCTACTTGATAGTGTAGCAGATGAAATCATTAACGGTAGCTTATCTCAGCTTGAAACAGAGTATGACAGATATATTGACAGCGGTATGTCCGAAACTGAGGCAGGACAGGCAGTAATGCTGAATTACGGCGGTCAGATTATACAGGATGCAATTGGCGGTGCATTGATGGGCGGAATTTCGGGTACTGCTGTCAATACATCTCAATACAGAAGAAATATTAAGGCAGGAAAATCTATATCCTCTCTTAATAACATAGACACGGTTAAAAACCTTGCGAAGCATTACGGTCTTAATGACAGCGTTACCGATTATGAAAGCAATCCGACTGATGCAAGACTCGGTGCTTTGCGAAGCGAGGCATACGAAAAAGCAACAGAAAGTATGCCATCGAAAGAGGAAGTTAAAAGAGTCATCAAAAAATCAAACCTTGCATCAGACGAAAAGGTTGTTGCAAACAAACTTACAAACGGTGAAAATTTGACGGATGATGACCTCGAAAAAATCAAAAAGTCTGAAAATTTAAAGTCACTTCTCGCAAACGATGTTGTCAATCAGGCAAAAAGTGCAAGATTTAACCAGCAGACTGCATTGCTTTCCGCAGACACAAAACTGTTCACACCGAGCCTCATTGAGTTTGACTCTGAGAAAAGTGATGCTGATGCAAATCCTAACAAAGCCGAAACGCTCAACAAGTTTCTTTCGGAAAACGCTAAGAATATGACAATCAACACCGATACGGTTGATAAGATGAAAGATGCTTATAACGGATTAGAAAATAAAATTGAGCCTGACACTTTCGCTATGGAGTATGCGAGATTTTTCAATCAGGGTGTCCGTGCGGTTGCATTTAAGAGCTTGAATAGCACGGCATCGCAGTTACCGTACAATGTACAAGTATCGGCTTACGAAGATGGCTTGAATAAGTACACAACGGCACTCAAAGCTGGCAACGCTCTTTCAAAATTACAGCAGGAATGGAAAGACAAAACAAACGGTTACGCTAAAGGTACGGTTGATACTTCCGCTCTTGAAGGTATCAAACTTAACGATGAACAGAAAGCATCTGTTGATTATATCTCAGGCTATGCTAATCACGGCTTGAATGTTAAGTTTTACGCATCACAGGCTGACGAAAACGGTGTGTATATAGACGATAACGGTGGTTATGACTCTTTGACTAATACTGTAATGATTGACATTAACGCAAAGAAGGAAACCATCAACGATGTTATAAGTAAAGGTGCGATGATGTCAACTTTCGGTCACGAGCTTTCCCACCTTGCTGAACACGCACCCACAGAGTACGCAGAACTTTCAAAAGCTATTCAGGATGCCGTTGGTGCTGATACATTCAACGATGCAGTCGATAAGCATTATTCTATACTCGAAGAACGCAACAGCGACAAATGGCAAAAAATGTCAGAGGATAAAAGACAAATTTATGCGACAAGAGAGGCAGTTGCTGAGTTTTCTTCTGACATTGTCAATCAAGCTAAAATTCTTGAAAGGATGTCAAAAGAGAATCCCTCTGTCGGAAAGAAATTTATCAATTTCATTAAGAAGGTTATTAGCAAAATTAAAAGCATTCTCAAGGATAACAGAGGTATGACCGATGAGGCAAGACTACTTGCTAATAACCTTGCAAGCAATGCCGAAAAACTGCAGTCAATTGTTGATAAGTACGAAAAAGCTGTCATCGAAGGACTTAAAAATCAGAACGCAAAAGTTCATACAAATAAATCTTCTGTAAAAGAAAATAATGCAAAAACTCAAAGTAACACAAGAACAGGAGATTTTCTTACTGAAAGAGAAAGAACGCTTGTAGCAACACACAATATAAGTTCACAGAACCTTATGAATCTTATCAACGATTTTGATGGAGCAGGTTTACCAGTACCGAGCATTGCAATTGAGAAAGCTGATAGTGTTCACGATAACTTTGGTGATGTTACTCTTTTATTTAATAAAGATACAATTGACCCTGAGGCAGACAGCCGAAACAAAGTTTATGACCGTGATGCGTGGACAAGTACATTTCCTGAGGTGGAAGTAAAGATAAAAGATGAAGAGTTACAAAAAATCTCAGAAAGAGTACATTTAACTGAGTCTTATCTTGAATCTAATATGTTCAATACGAGCAATAAAGAAAGAATAAAAAAGAACTTCTTTAATGATTTAAATGTACGGAAAGCATTTTTGAAAGAGCAAAATATTGAGGTTACTCCTGTTGCTTACGATAAAGAGCCGAGATTTCCAATGTTTACTAACATTGGAGTAAAGAAGTTCTTGAGAAAGAACAATTGTTCTTTTGATAAGCTCGTTAATGATATAGATTTTAGAAATAAATTGCTAAACGATTATTATGATAGTTGTACAATTAAAAGTTTAGCTAACAAAAATATTCAGAGTGTCAATAAAATACTTGATAATTGTGCAAAATCAAAAGAAACTTATAACTCTTATAAAGCTGAATTTGAGTACGCAATAGAATATGCGAAAGGTAATGTGCAAAAAGAAATAAATAACTTTTCGTACAATGACGGAGTTGTAAATGCAATAAAGGAACACAAAGAGGAATTTGAAAAATACATAGAACAAATTCTTTCAGAAGATGTTTTCGGAGAAAAATATATAGTGAGAGATGATGTTGAACCATATGATGATGAAGGTAACTTAAAGTCATTCGATGAAACTCATTATATCTATAATATAGATAATGTTGTTAAAGCAATGAAGATTGGAGCAAGTTCAGTTGGCGATTCTTTCACTGGTGGTGTAAACTATACCTCTACTTTTAGTACTCAGGAATTCGGTAGCATTGATGAAATTCACAAAAACAAAGGAAACATTAAGGAGTTAAGCGAAGAGGAACAGAGTGAAAATCAACAAAAGATAATTGAAATCCTTACCCCCGTAATAGATGAGGTATCTAACAGCGATAAATATAACAATGATTTCATGAATGCAAGCGAAAATATTGTTGATGCATTTAAAACATATAATACGGTTGACGGTGTTTATAAATATCTTAAACAGTATTATAGTAACCTCAAAAAAAGCACGGTAAATAAACTTTTCAAAGCGAGAGATGAGATTGCCGAAATGCCAGTAAGATACTTCGAGGCAAAGCCACACAGAGTTGTAGGATTTGACGAGGTAATGGCGGTGGTTATTCCTTCTGATGCAGACGAAAAATTAAAAACCGCACTCAAAAAAATGGATATACCAATATATGAGTATGCTGATGAAAGTCAAAGAGCAGATGCTACGCACAAAGCAATCAACACGGAATATACAGACAAATCGGGTGTAACTTATGACAACCTTCAATTCTCAAGTAACAGAGGTGACTTTCTCAGTAACCGAGAGGCACTCGTACAGGCTCTTAAAACAACAACAATTAACGCATCAGAGCAAAATACCGTCAAGACCTATCAACAGGGACTTGAGCAGATGAATGAACTCAACGATAAACTTAATGAGATTGACAGCAAAATCAAGACTATCAATGCCAAAGACAACATCTCTAAGAGCGACAAAGCAGAGATTGCATCGCTTATGAAAGTCAAAGCAGAAACCGAAGAAAAAATCGTAAACAAAGACAAAAGTCTATTAAAACTTGAGTCAACTGAGGCAATGCGTAACATCTTGAAATACGAAACCTCTAAGAAGATTGCAAGAGTGCGTGAGCAGAAGAATGAGCGTATTGCTGAAATCAGAAAGCAAGAAACGCAGAAACGCAAGGATGCCGTTGCAAAACTCCGTAAACAGAAGAATGATAAGATTGATGATATCATTCTGAAAAACCGTGAGAAACGCAAGGCAGATGCTGAAAAACGCAAGGATAATCAGGACTGGTCACACTCAATCAGTGAAATCAAGAAATACTCAAAGAAATTGTTAGATGCTGTCTTGCATCCGACAGAGAAAATGTATATTCCATACGGCTTGAACGAGCCTATCAAGAGCATTACATCAACTCTTCTTGATTCAATCAATCTTGATAATGATACTAAGATATCAGACAATCTGAGAAGACTCTCTCAACAGCTTGAACAAGTCAATCAAAGTGATGAGCATTACGGTGATTTTTACAATGCTTACAATGAGGAAATTATCGAGGAAATAAAAGGTTTTGCCGATTACCTTGATAATAGACTTGAAGGTGTCAAAATCAAGAAACAGACACAGGGAGAAAGCCTTATTGAAGGACTCACACACGAAGAGGCTAAGGAAATTGAACAGATTGTCAAAGATGTGTACAACGCAACAAGGGATGCTGTTAAGCAGATTGGCAGACAGGATGCTATTACTAACTATGAGTCAGGTTTAAGGATTATTAATCAGACAAGAGAACTCGGTGATGTTAAACTTAATGTAATGGATTCATTACTCGACCAAGTATTATCACCGATGCGACTTATGGCGAAGTACACAGGCTACAATGCGGATGCCGAACTTATGTATCACATCAATGCTCTTAACGAAGGTACGGAAAAGTACAATATGTTCAAGATGCTTGCCGAAAAGCCTCTCAATGATTTTATCAAAGAAAATCCGAAGGAGTACGAAAGTTTTAAAAACGATGTCATCGAAATCAAATACCGTGACAATAAGAATGTTGCACAGACTGCCAAAATGACAAAGTCACAGGGATTGCAGATACTGATGTCTTGGACAAGAGAACATACAGAAGACTCTCACCTTGACCATATGGAGCGAGGCGGTGTTACTCTGCTTGATGCCGAACAGATAAGCAAGGGCAACTTTGAAAAGGCATTTGCTCAAAGAAAGACTATCAGAGGCATTAATTTAAGTTTCATATCGGCTGTACAGAGCCAAATGGGAGAGTTTGAAAATCATTATCGTGAACTTGCTGAAACGCTTTTCAATGAGGTTTCTAACGCTTACATCAATGACACTTCTGCAATTCTTCTCCATCGTGACATTGCAACCGAAAAATACTACATACCTTTTGCCGTTAATAAAGATTTTCTTTCTACAGAAATTGACGGTCTGAAATACGATGCGACCATTGTCAACAAGGGTATGCTGAAATCTACGAAAAAAAACGCACCACAGGCTCTTAACATTGCAGGGCTCGACAGCGTTATATCCAAACACATAAGAGATGTCGGACAGTATTACGGCTACGCTGTGCCTATCCGAAATCTTAACAAGGCACTCAATGTTAAGATGTTTGAAACAAACGAAAACGGTAACAAGATTGCAACAGACTCCGTTAGAAATGCCCTTCGTGAAACCTTTAATTCTGATAAGCCTATTCAGTTTATCGAACAGGTAATGACCGACTTGCAGACATCAAGAAAATCAAACTCTCAGACCGAAAAAGCAATCAATAAGATTGTTAGGGCAGTCAGAGATAATATGATTACATCGGCACTCAAAGGCTCTGTATCGGTAGTTATTAAGCAGGGAGCATCATTGTACACAGCATCAAGCATTCTTTCAATGCGTTCTGTATCTGTCGGTGCAGTCAAAGGCATTCAGCAGATTGCTCGCAAGGGTGGTTGGAAACAGCTTACAGATGAGATTGATGCACACACGGCAGGTCATTATATGCGTAGAATTGGCTTGTCATCGATGGAAATTGAGGCGATGAAAGACTCTTGGCTCGGTAAAAAACTGCCTACAGCACTCAACCCTGCAAAATGGATACAGGGTACAGACTGTATCACAACAGCGTTGCATTGGGTGGCTACTAAAGAAGAAGTAAGCCGACTTTATAAGGAACAGGGAAAAGCTGACCAAATAGGCTCTGATGAATATTTTGACGAGGTCACAAAGTTATATGACCAAATCCTTGAAGAAACACAGCCTATGTATGATAGTCTGCACCGAGGCGAGATACAGAAAAATTCAAACGAGTTGTTAAAGTCTGTATTTATGTTCAAAACTCAACCATTGCAAAATACAGGTATCTTGTATGATGCAATTATGGATTATCAGGCGAACAAGAATAATGCAGAACTTCGAGATATCAAAAAGCAAAAGCTTGCAAAAGCGGTTTCTTCGCAGATGCTGTCGGCACTTACTTTCGTTGCAATGACCTTTATTGCATCTCTTGTACTTCATAAACCTGAACGCTACAAGGATAAAAATGACGAGGTCACTCTTTCATCTGTTCTTGAAAGACTCGGTATTGACTGGGCAGAAACAGGATTTAGCGTTCTTGTTCCGATTGGTGGTGCTGAACTTGCATCTTTCATTGAAAATCAGATTAACGGTAAAGATTATGATTTTGCTTCTGACAATGTTGTGTCAATGCTCAATGACTTTACTTCATCAATCGGCGACTTTAACCAGAATGTTATTGTTGCTCTTGCACAAGGTAATTTTGACCTCGACAAAGCAAAAGATGCCCTATGGGGATTATCTGTCGATGGTCTTGCATTTTTCAGAGGATTCCCATTGAAGAATTACAGCAATATCATTAACGGTATCTTCTCTAATTTGTCGGATGCAATCAGCGGTCACAGCACTTACTTCGGTTCATCGGGCGGTCGGAAAGGTAGTGAATACGCAAACTCATATGATGTACTTATTGACAATAACCCCGAAAAGGCAAAGCAACAGCTTGAAACATTCTACAATGAGAAGTACGAAGAGCAGATTGCAAAAGGCGAAACCACAACAGAGGCTAAGAAAAAAGCACAGACCTCTGTCCGTACTGCACTAACTACACAGTATAAAAAAGAATATCAGAAAGCATTTTTCAATAATGACCGTGACACAATGCAGAAAATCAGCAAGAAACTGCAAAAATCAGGCTATATGAAGTGGAACGGCAAATCATTGTCAACCGTGTTAGGCGAATGGACTAAGTCGGCTCAAGAAGATTCAAACAAATAAAAACGAATCCTGTGTGGTTAGTGTACCGCACAGGATTGCCCTATAATTATTTAAAGAGGTGATTTAAATGAAGTCAAGAACGATGAAGTTTACACTTGACTGCTCAAAAGTGGGTAATCAGTTATGCATAGATGGCATCAGGCAGGGCGATGCCAACTCTATTGTATTCATCATTTCACTTGCAAACGGCATCAATTTACTCGATATTGTTGCAGGAAAAGAGGAATCCGTTGTTGTGACAATGTATGGTAAGAAACCCGATGGCACAACAATTGTCCGAGATTGTGGGATTAACGAGGACGGTAACATCACATATACTATTCATACTCAGGATACAACTTGTGTCGGCATCGTCAGTTATCAGCTTGTTGTTACATCTACAAGAGAGAAAATACTCGCATCCCCTGTTTTCAGTACAATGGTCGAGGAACGGAATCTCTTCAAGACTTATACAGTATTGACAAGACAGCCTGATGACTGGGCAGATGGTTACGATAAGTATTATTACTACGAGGATGGCAGATTTTATAAGCTGAACCGTTTTGAAAGAGAATCTGCACCCGAGTGGATAATCAATAAGTATTACTCAGTCAATAATAATGAAGTTGAAAGCACATCAGACTTCGATGCTCTTGCATACGCTCTTCTAAGAGCAAAGCAATACTCAGACAGAACCGAGGAATACCTTGCAGAAGTTAAGAAAAAAGCTGATAAAAGTACCACACTCGCGGGGTACGGAATTACGGATGCCCTACAAAACACAAAAGGCACAGTAAGCACAAATAACCTTGCCGATAATTGCGTGTCCTCTAACAAGCTGTCAGCGGATGTTCGGGCAAACCTTAACAGTAAAGCTGAATCAGCGAAAGTCAGTCAGCAGTTATTGCTCAAGGCAGATGCATCATCCGTATATACTAAGTCTGAATCTGATGCACTTCTTAAAGCCAAAGCAAACTCGGCAGATGTTGATGCATCTGTCAAAACAATCAACACAGTATTAGCCAATAAAGCCGATACAGATGTTGTCAATGAGGTAAAACAGCGTGCAGAGTCAAATACAACGGCAATAAAACTTAAAGTGAGCCGTACCGACTTTAACAACACCGTGACCAACCTCACAAATAGCATTAACGGAAAATCTGATGTCAATGCTGTTTATTCAAAGGTCGAAACTGATAATTTGCTCGGCAAAAAAGCCAACAAGGTAGAGGTTGACGATGTCAAGGCATATATCGGATACACAGATGAAGACATAGTAGGACTTTGCGTTGATTATGAGAACAAAACATTCACTCGACTGGCAGGCGCAGTCGGACTGTCGGCAAACTCAGACTTTGATAAATTTACAATGTACGGCGGCAGAAGAAGATGTAACGTGTTGGATGACGGAACAA